CTTCTATAGAATTAGTTGGAACTTCTCAAATAATTTCTTATTGTTCTGCAAATTTAATAAATAGAAATTATCTTTTAGCAGAACGTAGTGATGCTGAAGGCCAACCAATAGAATTATATTATTTTTTAAACACTTTAGATTCTACTGTTTGGTCTTATAATAATAGTGATTCAATTATTGTTTATAATGATGTGACTTATTTACCAGTATTGATTCGTAGAAAAGATATCCAACTTAATTCTAATGTTTTAAAATCTCAAGTAGAGATTGAAGTTCATTTATCTAATCCTTTTGCAAGATGTTATATTCAAGAGCCAATAGAGGGTATTGTACAATTGATTATTTATAGGCAGCATTATAATTCTTATGTAACTTATTGGAAAGGATATGTTGCTACAGTAAAATTTAGGCCAAAAATAGGTATTATTCTTGCTAATTTAAAGACCAGTAGCTTAAAAAGATTTGGATTAATGAGAAAATTTCAACGGAGTTGTGGTTTACCATTATATTCAACTTGGTGTGGTATTTCAAAAGAAGATTCTAATTATTATGTTGATGGAACAATTAATTTTATTAATGGCACAACTATAGATGCTACAATTTTTGGAACAAAAGAAGATGGATGGTTTAAAGGTGGTATTTTTAAAACAGATAATGGGAATTGTTTACAAAGAATAGTTTATCACATCGGTACAGAAATAAAAATTGGTCGTTCTGTTTCTGCTATCTCTGCTGGAAATACTTTTAGAGCATGGGCAGGATGTAATCATGCTCAATCTACTTGTGATACAAAATTTGATAATAAATTAAATTATGGCGGTCAATTATATACGCCAGATAAAAATCCTTTCACTGGAGATCCAATTGCATAATGAATTCTTTAAAGAAAATTTTTAAGTCTATTAAATTAATAAGATCTATTCCTCTTCAAATATTGGCAATAATATGGTATATAGGTATATTATTAGATCAAAAATCTACAATTGAGGTAGGTGAGCCAAATTTAGCCTTCATTACTTTTTTAGTGAAAGTTGCAGTAATGATAGCTTTAAGTTTAGCAATTCAAGCTCTTAGTCCAAAACCTAAAATCCCTTCTCCACAACATGCAAAACCAGTTGGATTGGAGCAATTTGATTTTCCAACAGCACAAGAAGGACGACCAATACAAGTTCTTTTTGGTAAGAAATATATTGATGGTCCTAATGTTGTTTGGTATGGAGATTTAAGAACATCTGAGATTTGGAGTTAATTATGGGTTTATTTGGTTCTTCAAAAAAACCTAAACCAGTCGTTATAGGTCATAGATATTATGTAGGGATGCACATGATAGTTGGACATGGCAACATGGACGCTTGCGAAAAAATTAGAGTTGGGGAAAAAGTTGTCTGGACTCCTTCTAATACTTTAAAAGATTCTAATACAGCAATAACTACTTCTCGACCTGCAACTCCTCAAGGTTGGTTAGCTCAAACTTTTACTGCTTCAGAAGACTACACTTTATGTTCTGTTTCTTTAATGATGTGGCGATCAGGTAATGATTTATATTATCCTGGAACTATTACTGTTAGTATTCGTGCTACTGATGTTGATGGTCATCCAACTGGTAATGATTTATGTATTGGCACAACAGATGGAGACACTTTACCAGATGGTCTTACACTTCTTAGTCAAGCTGAATGGCGAGAGATAGAATTTGATAATCCAATTCTTTTAACTTCTGGAACAAAATATGCCATTATTATTAGAACTACAGAAAGTGCAGATTATGATTCAGTAAATTGGAATGCAAATAATAATCAATATGCTGATGGTAATAATGAAGAATCTGATGATTGTGGTAAAACTTGGACAACTTCCGTTTCTAATTTAGATTTTCTATTTAAAACTTATCAAAAAAATGGTACTCCTCCAAATCATACTATTAATATAGATGAAAATTATATATTCGGTGGTGAAAGAAGTGAGGGCGGTATATCCGGATATGTAGATGTGTTGTTTGGTGATACATCACAGACACAAAATTCTTATCTTGTTAGTAAATTAGGTTCTGCCATAACTGCATTTCGTGGTTTAATGAGTTTTGTTTTAAAACAAGTATATGTTGGAACATCTCCTTATATAAAACCTTGGAGCTTCTTTTGTAAAAGAGTTGGTAAACAAATTAGTGGCGATGACCAATGGTATAGAGAAAAAGCTGTTATACATCCAAGGGATGAAGATGGTGATGATCTTAATGCTGCACATATAATTAGAGAGTGCTTAATAAATAAAGAATGGGGTTTAGGTTATGATGCAGATGAAGATCTTAATGATGATTATTTTAAAGAAGCAGCAAATATACTATATGATGAAAATTTTGGACTATCTATTTTATGGGATCAAAATAATTCTATAGAAGATTTTATTGATTCTATTCTTGAATGTATAAATGGATTTCTTTATCAAGATTTAGAGACTGGTAAATTATTACTTACATTAACAAGAGACCCAGATTTTGATAATCCTTATGATTCTTATACAAGTGGCTCAAATTATCGTGCTGTAACTTCTGGGGGAGTTATTAGATATGCTCAAATTTTTAAAACTTCTAAAAATTATAAGGCAGATAAAATAGAGATTGAAATTTCAAGGGGTGCAGTTGGTTATACTGCTAATGCACGAGTTGAATTACAAGGTGTTAATGCTGATGGAGAACCAGATGGAAATATATTGGGATATGGATTAATTCCATCTTCGTCAATTTCTACAGATATAGATTGGGTAGAATGTAATTTTTCTTCTTTAGTTGATCTTACTGTTAATACAGAATATGCAATAGTAATTTATAGTTTATCAGGTACTGGTTATATTAATTTAGGTTACGATAATCATGGTACTTATGAAAGTAGAGGTTATCATTATTCAGATGATAGTGGTTCGACTTGGACTCCTTTTTATCAATATAATTTAAAATTTAAAGTTTATGCTGGTGCAGATATTGAAACTTTTGATGAAAATGAAATTATAGAGATAGAAGATTTTGTTAGACCATCTTATGGTGAAGTAATTAATCAAGTTGTAGTAAATTGGTGGGATAAATTGGCTAATAAACCACGACCTGCTACTGCTCAAGATATAGCTTTAATAGAAAAAGAAAATAATAATATTATTGAAACTATTATTAATCATTATGGTATTTGTAATAAAACTTTAGCTAATCAAGTCGCTGAAAGAGAGTTAAAAGTAGCGTCTTCTATGTTAGCAAGCATGAGAATAAAAGCTACAAGAAAGATGTCACATTTAAAACCTAATAATGTTTTTAGACTATCTTGGGATGATTTGGGTATTGTTCAAATGGTCGTTAGAGTTTTAGAAGTAAATTATGGCAATTTAGACAAAAATGAAATAATTTTAAATTGTATTGAAGATTCATTTTCTATTGCTGAAACAATTTATGAAGATTCACCAGATACTTCTTGGATAGATTTGGTTAGTGATCCAACAGATGTAGTTGATAGAAGATTAATTGAAGTTCCATATTGGTCTTTATGTAATGATTGGGAGAATAAAAATATTATTGACGGTTACGATGATGATACTGGATTTATGTATATTATTGCGAGTCCACCAGTATTAGATTCTTTCGACTTCAATTATTCAACTCAATATGATGATGGATATGATTTTGAAGCACAAGGTATCGGTTCTTGGACTCCAACTGCAACGTTAGTAGATAATTTAGCAATGAGTGCTGAAGATATTACTATAGATATAGAAAATATAATTAGCATAGAAAATATAATAGAAGGAACTTATGCTGTTATAAATAATGAAATAATAAAAATTGTTTCTATAGATTCTGATAATAATCAAATTAATATTACAAGAGGTATTTTAGATACTGTGCCAGAATCACATTCTGCTGGAGATATGATTTATTTTGCTGGTTCTAATTATCAAGGTGTTAATATTGAATATACTGATGGTGATTCTCCTAAAGTTAAAATATTTCCAAGGACTGCTTCTGGCATT